CAGTTGAGTCGAGTTAGCAGTTATAGCCTGCGTATACTGAACTCTAGCGTCATTATCTGCAATCTGTATAGTAGCCATAACTCTTTATCCTTTATTGGCTTAACAAGGTAAATTCACTTTACTGACCAAAAATCCCATCATATATCGGATCAAGGTAAGGAAGTGTAGTTCCAGGCATTATAAACCTAGACTCTCTTAGGGTCTGTTCATCAGCATTAAAAGATACAACATCGCCTAAGACTTTTGCCAAAGTCATAGTATTACTAGCTGTAGGACCAAGAACCTCACCAGCAATAGCAGAATCCGGCAACCTGTATTGAGGCTGGTCAGTCATAAAGGGCCTCATTCCAAGTTTATAATCAGATATCTTCTCAACAGCATTGTTCACATCCATAAACCATCCAAGAACGCCTGATCTGTCAATGGCATTAGCCATTTTTTCATTAAAGGTTTCTTCTTCTGTTTTGCCGTATTGAATCCTTTTAATTTCGTTAACCATAGCAGCTAAGCCAACAATCAAAAATGCACCTTGCCAAAAAGCACCATCTTTTTCTTGCAAGCCAGCAGTCATCATTCTAACAACGGCTCCCTGACCATATGATTTGAACTGAGTAAGAAGAGAGCCAAACTCAGTCGAGGTCCATAAAGCACGATCACCAGCACCCGGTGTAATAATAATTCTTTCTACATTCTGGTTTAAAGCATTTCTAAACTTTAACCTCATAACAGGATCCCAAGCATCTGTGTTTGGAACCCACTGACCATTAATCTGCTCTCCGTGCTGTTTGATTAGAGACTGCATCCGCATATGGTCTTGTTGACCAATACCATTTTTTAGAAGCTTTTCTTTATCAGCAGCAGATATTTTAGACCAAGGCTTCATTATGCTATCTGTCATTCTCAGCATGGTGACATTGCCAGCAAACTCTTTTAAGGCTTGATTCCAGAGGTTTAGACCATTGATTAAAAAGAAAGCTCCAGTAGCTTGATTAAGGCTTCTTTCTACAGTGTACCTAGAGCCAAAAAGATCCCCCATATCAGAAAAAGCATGCGCTCTAAGACCAAGAACAGCGTCAACGCCAACAGCAGCTTTGTTAAGCTCATCCCTAGTCATGGCTTTAAGTATGCGGCCTTGTTCGTCAAACATGGCCCTAAAGCCTTTTTCGTATGTAGTAGAAAGCCCCTCAACCATTACAGTTCTAGCAACATCGGGTATAGAAGATACCATCGCACCTCCCATGCCTACTAAAACATTTATAGATTTCATGACCCTAACAAAACGACTAGACATTGCGTGAGGATCTTTAGAAGCCCCGTATGTGCCACGGAGTCTGTCACGCAAGCCACGAATATCACGAAGATCAGCTTCCATTGATTTTTCAAGGCCTAATATTTCTTGAGAAGATCTTGCTTTTGAAGATTTAGCAAAATCATCAATAGATTCTGAAAAAACAAAAACCTGATCATGTGAAAAAGACTCATCAATAATATATGACTTTGGGTGAGCTTTTTTCCTAGCCTTATGCTCTTCAAGTATTTTCATAGGCGTGAGTTTGCCCTTAGTTGCGGCTCTAAACTCACTTTGACCATAGCCTATTACAATAGAGTCATACCCATTGTTTTTAGCAAAACCCTCTAAAGATCTCAAAGCTTGTATTTTTGCTGTTTTATATTTTGTAACTACAGGGCTTTTGTAAAATTCGTCAAAAGACTTAAACCAAGCATTAGTTCCTTTAGGCCCTTTTGGTTTATTCTTAAATGATTCAGCAAACTCATCTAATGCTTTTATATATTCATTATATAATTCTTTTAGCTCAACATCTCTTCTTGCAATCCCCATTTTTGCAGTAATTGGACTATAAGATATATCTTCAAGCTCTTTAAGCTTTTGGAAAAAATCTTCGTCTGAAACAATAACGTAAGGATTTTTTAATGATATTGTGTATTCATTAACTTTCTTTCCAAACAAGGAAGCTGTTTTTGATGTTGGTGCAAAGAAAAATCCCTTCGACGCACTCCCCTCAGATCCAAATACACTACTCTCAAAAGAAACCTTGCCGCCGCCGCCAGAGCCTCTAAACGCATTTATTGTAGCTTTCTCACCTTGTTTTACTGAATTAAAATCAGCATTCGTTCTTCCCATCAATCTGTTATATTCAGCAGTAACATCATCAATTACTGCTTGCATGTTTACGTCACCATACTTCAAAGCAATCTCAGCATCCATTCCCATGGTTTTAACATGATGCTTCATTAACATTTCAATGTCGTTTTCTAAAAATTCCTCAATTAGTTCATCAGGTATCTCAAGAGTTCTAGCTTTTGCACTAGATGCTCTTGATACCCAATCAAGATTAGTAGCATCTTCAAGATCATAGTAAGGACGATTTCTTGTAACCGTATCCATAACCTCTTTAGCAAAAGCCCTTGCTTGCGATTGATTCATCCGAAGAGTTCTGGTGGCATATGTTTCTATAATAGAGAGAAACTCTTTTTGCTTAGCCATGATTTTATCAACCCTATAAATTCTAGGAACATAACTTGCAGCCGTATTAGGGGTAACTCCATGAGATCTAAACTGTTGTATTTTAAGCTCAACTCTTCTTATAGCAGCAGTATCGCCAGACCTTTTTGCGGCCTCTAAAGCTTCATCAAGCTCTTTCTGGAAAAGGCCAGCTTTCTCAGATTCGTTCTTTATGAGATTAAAAAGCTTTCTATACTGAGTGGTTGCCTCAGTAACAAACGGAGAAACGTCATCTCCAACTCGGTCAACATCACCTCTACGCATAGCTCTTGCTATTCTGTTTCTAAACTGAACTTCAGTAAGATAGGATGAGGATGAGACCTTATCGCTAGCAAACTCCTTAATCATCTGAAAAGCTCTTCTAGAGTCAGAAGTAGAAGGAGTAATGCCCCTATAATTTAGATAAGCTTCATCAGAAGCTCTTACGGCAGCGGCAAGCTCAGACATATATTTTGTTCTAAATGTAGTCTCTATAGATTGATCCATTTCAAGTTCTTTGGATCTAACCTTCTTTTGCATCATGCCACCGACATCTACCATGCCAACAGCAAGACCTCTCACTATAGGATTTTGACTTTGCATCATCCTTATGACGGGATTCCAAGGAAGCTTTTCTACTCCAATACCAGTCCCTTCTAAGGCTTCATCTTCCATATCAGCATATGCTGTTTGCCTAGCACGATCAGGTGATACACCAGCGCCAGCAGCACGAAATGTGCCATCACCTTCAGACGCAATATCATCAGCAGGGCCAGTAAGAAGTTTCTGCTCTTGAATGTTTCCTGTTCTAAGGCCTTTGCCAAAAGTGACTGCTAGAGAGCCACCGATAAGACTCATTGCAGTTAAGGCAAGTGCGCCATGACTAGCATCCCTTTGAGTATTTTGACTATCTATAAGCATCTGCTCTGGGGCCATAAGAGCATATGTATAAGCAGAGCCGCCCACAAATCTTCTGGTTCTGTTAGCTGTTTTCAAAACTTTTATAGGAGCAAGAGGTGCAAATATAGTGGGGCTTGTTAAGGAGGATGCTATTGTCGCTGGAACAGATCTTGTTGCAGACAAAAGGTTAGCGTCTTCAGCATCTTCCTGCATACGATCGTAAAGCATATTAGATTCAGCAGAGCTGCCAGAGTGACGAAAACGCCAAGCGCCAGACTTACCACCTATCTTTTTCATAAATGGCTTGTCATTAAAAACAGAGTATCCAGATGTTTTTTTGAACTTAGGATCGCTGGCTTCTATTGATCTCATTAAAGCTGGAAAGAAATTGTTCTGTCTAAAAGCAGCGCCCCACACACTAGAAAAAGACTCATCAAAAACCGAGTAATCATAAGCATCTTGGTCTTCTAGTTGAGAAGGTATTCTTTGCCCATATTGAGTATTTGGCTTTCCATAAAGAGTTGTATAGCCCTCGATAAAATCATCCTGAGTAGGCATTAAAGAGTTTGCTTTAGATTCAGGCAATGTTTCAACAACATCAGGAAGGGGTTCTTCATCAGCGAGATCATCTTCTATAGATGGAAGCTCTACAGTAGCTAGCTCTTCCATAACAGAAGCATCTTGCTCAACCATAGACGTCTGAACTTCTTCAACAGAAGACTCTTCCTCCGGCTGCGGCGTTAACTCAGCTTCTGAGACTTCTTCCCCTCGATCTTCTTGAACAGTTTCTGGCTGAGCAGCCTCTATAAGCCTCTCAACTCTTTCATCTCTTGATGTATCAGACGGTGGAACAGTAGAAACTACAGCATCCCCATAAACCTCTTTCGGCTCAGGACTGTCTTGCAAAATCTCTCTTTGAATCTGGTAATCTTCAGCAAACTCAGCACCACCAGTAACCTGATCTGGCGCTCTAATGCCCCTGATAGGGTCTGTTTTTATTCCAAATTGTTCACTTTTTTTTTGAGCGCCTGTTTCAAAATAATCGGCTTCCCGATTACGTCTGCTGCCGTAAGCATCACCAAAGTTTCTAAGATTGCCTACAGCACCGTCCCAATCACCTGATGTTACTTGACGCCAAAAGTTAGGTGTTTCAGTAGCAAGATTGCCATATTGAAAAGCAACGGATGTAATCACCGTAGCTTCCCTCATTGGCAAATCATCAAAAGACTGACCAGTTTTGGCCTTCCACCTTTTCTTTAGAAGACCAAGCTCTTTCTTTTTAGCAAACTCGTTAATGGTCTTGGCCTGATCATCACTAACAACAAGATTGCTTGCAACCTCATCAGCAGCAGCGCCCTTGATACCCAAGTATGGAGTGAGCAAGTCAATGATCTCTTTTGATAAACCCTTAAGGTCACTGACAGATCTTGCTCCAAGATCAAATCCGCTAGCAATCGTAACGCCAGAGTCAGACCCTTCCGGGTTAGGAACATAGCCCTTTAGACGGAAACCTTCTTGCTCAAGAATAAAGTTCCAATCAATATTACTCATTATCTCCACCCCAAGGTAGTTACACGATCAATCATATAAAAAAAGTCATCAACCTCTTCTTTTGTAAGAGGATCTTCACTCATTGGTTGACCGCCTATAA